TGTTCGGAAGGTAGGTGCGCCAGAGGCTCCGTTCGGAGCAGCAAAGAAGGTATTGGCAGTTTGGCTCTTGAGACTGCTAAGAGTCAGGGTACCAGTACTGGTGACGGGCGATCCCGTGATGTTGAAGATACCAGTAGAATCAGCCAAAGCTACGGAGGTCACCGAACCCGCAGAACCAGCAACCCAGGTAAGTACGCCCGAACCGTTATTTGATAGTACATATCCAGATCCAGCCGCTTGAGCAGCTGGCCATGTAATCGAATAAGGAGTGGTAGTGGCTGAAGCAATCTGAGTGAAAGCGCCAGAGGTAGAGCCATTTAATTGTGCTCCACCTAATGATAAGGTATTCGTAGATAAATCTACTGTCCTGGCAACACCAGTTATAATTTCTAAAATTTTGCTATAAATTGCCATGGCTTAAATCCTTTTGATTGTAGGTTCTACGTTAAGATTGCTTTCTTTTAAAAAATCACTTTCAGTAATATATAAGTGATTGAAATTAAAAGAAATTTGTTGTTTTATCATATTATAATTGACCGATTAGTTGCGTGAACAATTGAATATCTGTTAGAGATGGATTAAATTCATTTTTAACCAAAACTCCAATGAATATTACAAAATCACCAGACGTGAATCCGTTAGAACCATTATCGGGCTTAACATTTGTTAAAGTTCCAGCTGTGGAGCCGACCCATATCGGATCGCCTACCGAAAAACCTGTGGTAACATTTTCTATACGGCCACTACTGACAACTTCTCCACTGGCTGCACTGGGAATGGCTATGTTAGTCAAACCAACGAAGGCAAGAGATGAGGTTTCGCTCGAAACATCAGTTAATAAAATTTGACCGCTTGTGTTGGTGGATACTGGAGTACCCATAGCCATAGTTGAAACTGTGCCGTTTTGATATCCGGTGGATAACTGTCTACTAGCAGCAGCAGATGCGCCTGTAAAATTAGGATTATAGCTCATACTAGAACAACCACCATTGAGAACCATCGCTGACCATAGAGTACTCTTCGAATTGAACACCTACAGAAATGGAATTCATATTGTCAATCAACTCAGATCCGTTGGCTTGAATTATCATATCATTAACACTTGAATCGATCTTCTTCAGATAAAAGATTCGACCTGTTGCACTTGCTGCCGATGGCAAGGTAAGAGTCACAACACCAGAAGTACAGTTCGCCAAGATAAAATTATCTGACAACATGAGAGTATAATTACTAGTTTTTGTAGAGATGGAAATTGGACCACCAGCAGCATCGGTTCCCGGAGCACCAGCTGGACCTGTAGGACCTGCAGGTCCGGGAGGACCAACTCCGCCGCCTCCGCCGCCACCTCCTCCGCCGCCTGATACTCTAAATTCTAACACATCTCCGACTACGAGTCCGTCTGTTTGGAGGAAAGTGATTTGCGAACTTAAAGTTCCAGAAGCGCCGACTTCGGACCAATCGATTCCTAGTACAAGGTTTTGTCCATTCAAAAATACTTGTAAGCTTCCATTGCCAACAATATATTTTTCTGCAGTACTGCCAAGTCTAGAATTGAGAGGAAGATTTATAGTAGCCGGAGAAGATATAGGACCATTTAAGGATGTAGGAGGGGTAGCACCAGAGGCTACAATCGTAACAGTTTGATCGTACGTGGGCAGTTTTAAAGAATCAGCAATGCTTCCAATAGCATCATCCAATAGTTTAATTGCAAGAGTCAAATTATCGCCATCTTGAATGAACGTATTTCCAGTTCCCGTACCAGTTTGAGTGGTAGAGATAGCAAATGGAGCACCAACATTTGAATTTGATGCAGCAGCCGCTACTCCGGCAGAATTATTGGTAACTGTAACAACGTTCGATGTCGCAGTGGCAGAAAAATCATCAAAAAATGTTCCACTTAGTGCAACAGCAATAGCGGTTGCTACTTGCGCTGCTGTCTGACCAGTAGTGATATCTATTTCTATACCAACGTCGGTATTTGCAGGAGCAGGATCAGTTCCCGATCCATCTTTTTTAAACCATCCGTAATAACGTCTAGCATCTCCTGAAGAATAAATCAAGAAATACTGACCGCTTGTAACTGTTGTGGCTGATCCAGCAGTTATACTGGTAATTTGCGGAACAGAATTAGGATTCAAAGCAGAAACGTACATCGGTAATGAAGAGGAAGCAAGAGGTGCGCCGATGTATTTTAGTGTTTGTTCACTCTTTGTATCGGATACTTCTTCGCTTACGCCTTCATCGAGATCTGAACCAAGAAATTTAACATAAACTTTTGGAACTGAGCCTGCATTGTCTGCTCGTAAGAAAAGCCAAAAAACGTCAGGTCCTTGAGGAACTGTTTCTCTAGAAGTAATGTAAATATTACGATTTGTGCTGGGAGTAGGAGAAACCGTATACGTATTGAATGCATACTGAGCTTGTGTTCCAGCAGCGCCAGTGCTAACGCCAGTATAATTTGTAGTCAATGTCACTTGTGTTGAGGAATCAACGCTGAGAATTTCATAATATCCAGAAACATCGCTTGCGCTTGTTCTGATAAAATCACCAGCCTGTAAACTACTGGTCCAAGATACAGCTCCTACAGAAGTAACAACAGGAGTACCGCTAACAAAAATTAAATTTGGGGTAATTGCAACATTTCTAATTAAAGTAATATATGCAGCTTGATCATCTGAAAGAGTAATATCTGCAGAACTAGGATTTGCAGCTAAAGTATATTGTAATTCCGATCCAATAACTTTAATGTCAATATCTTGATCCCAGTTGATTTGTCCTGGCTGTGTAATTACACTCGAATCAAAAAACTGTACACTAACGCCCGTTGCTGTGGCAATCGCTTGTTGGGATAATGTAACAGTAGATCCTGAGATCGCCAAAACGGTGGTCTGAGAGGGAATGTTTGAACCGAAAACATATTGACCAACAACTATTCCTGCAGTTGATGCAAGACTAGTCAATTGATTGCTATTTACTGTAGTATTTCCAGTAGTACTCAAAATAGCTGTTGAATTGGGCAAAATACCGTGCGAAATGCTCCCGCGTCCAGTAATTACTGTATTGCCTAAATCTTGTCTTAAGGTGGTGAGAGATCCGGAGTTATTAGCTGAGTACCAATACGTCGTGCCCTGAATTTGGGCAATCGAGGTCATTATGGCATTCATCCAATCCTTCAGACTCATCAACATCTTATCGCCACCCTCAAAGGGATTTACACTATTTGATGTAGATGTGGAAGGATTTTCTGTACGTCCTTCAGGCTGGGCAGTCCAAGGATATTGGTAGAAAGGATTCGGTGTAGCTCCACCAGTGCCAAGACGGCAAAGGAGCCAGCGAGCGTCTGTGATGCTAGAAACAGTATTGTCTGCAAGTGTCGTAACAACTGCAATAGGTAGGATATTTGGAGGAAAAATCGTCGTACTAATGACGATACTGTAGGTCAAAATATTGGCCCTAGGTGCAATTATTGTAGTTTCATCATCAGTTGAAGGGTCCCAGAGATAGACTTGGGCATCGGTTGTATCGTCTAGAAAACGCGTATAGTCGATACCGACGTAATTTGTAGAACTAGGAGAAAATGCGCCCACAACATTCGTATTAGTTGCAGCATTAAGTTGTTGTGGGGGCGTTCCGGCAGGAACCATTAATACAGTGCCCGATTGACTAGCGGCAATGTGTAGGACTGCACCTGGATCTACGATCAGTTGTAGGCTATTTGAAGCACCTCCGATGGCACCAGCCATGGAGATCTCGAAACCTCGTACAAAATAGCCCTGGGAAGTGCCAGTGACCATAGCTTGAATTAACTGATCGAAATCATTGGACGCAGCAGACTCAATAGAACGTAAGTCCGGCAAGTCAATTCTTTGCTGAGATATGAGATTTACGCGCCTTTGAACGGCCATGCTTATATACCTTTTAGTGTTGCTCGGTTTACCTTATAAAGATTGTGGGGTTGCTACTTATCTTTAATTCAGCATTCTATGTCTTATTTATCACATGTTTGGGTAGGACTCTACAAGGATGAATCTTTAAGGTAGGCTCTCAGGAGGTTCCAATTGGGTAAATCGAGATATGGCAATAAAGAATACACCAAAGAACAACGTTTATTTCATGAAAATCAACAACTTAAACGTGAAATAGCACAATTAAGAAAGAGAATGGCAAGACTAGATCTTGATAGATACGAAAATATAAAAGATACAATAAATGAACATTATCAAGAAGATAATGCTGAAGAAGGTCAAAAAATCTTAAAAAAAGTTAAAGATCAATGGACATGCCACAAATGCTTTGAAGGCCATCTTCAGATGGTAGTTTACAATAAAGTCAATGAAACCTGGTATTTTAGGCGTTGTGATAAGTGTGAAAATCGCACTCCATCAAAAAAATATTCCACAGATGTCAAATAACTGATATAGTCTTGTCTATGTGCGGTAATGTGGAAAGCTGTGGCAAATCCAGGTAATTTCTGTTGTAATGGCCACTGGAGAGACACATAGAGCCAGAACTGTTCCGAGTGACGATGTCGACCCGTCTATACTTTGGAATTTGTCGAAGTCGCGAACCGACCCGCACACTTTTTAAATAACACCAGTTAGCAAATTATGATATGGGTTAGGTACATGACTCAAATAAGCATCCATAACGCCAGCAAAATCGCCGTAATCGCGCTTGACGGCGGCTCTGACTTTATTACAAACCCAATTAGTCAGCCATCCATAACCCTGGCAGGCGTTAGCACTGTGTGTATTTAATGCATACGTATCCAAATCGCCATTTGGTTTGTAATACGTCAAAAGCATCGTAATCGCCCACCACACCCATAAAAAAGGATTTACCAGTTTACCCTGGGCCATCTGCATTGTGGCTATTAGATTGCCAAAACGGCCAAGCCATTCGCTGGAATCAAATTTATTAGGACTACGTGTATTCCACACCCATTTTAAATTCCCCAATCCAATAATTTTGAGTGGCCAGTAAAGCCATTTATTGATTTTGACGAGATTTGTGTCGGCCAATGGATCAAGGCCATGACAATTTGCAGTTCTGCCGTATTCATATATCTGTTTAGTCATGACACGATCTTTTGGATTCGGACACATCAAGGCTTCCGCTCCCATTAATCCAAATATGTCATCTTGAGCTTCCGTACGTCGATCGCCTGGAAAACGGGTTAAAAGACCACTTTGCATGAAATTATTACGATAAACTAGCAAAATTCTTGCTCTTTCCTGAGGAGTCAATAGATTTTTTTTAACAAGCCCAAAAACATAGTGGGCAACAAAGAGATTTCCATTGTCTGAGGTGGTGCCAGAAGAATCTATCTGGCACATTCCGTATTGGTCGGTCCAAGCCTGAAATTCGGGTAGTTGTACAGTATTAAGTGAGTTTAATGTGTAAGTTGCCATTATCCTTAAGATTGCCTCCCAAACTTGACTCCTTGTTTTGGACCTGCTATGATGATTTGGTAAGGAGATTGTTTATGAGTGTTACTGAATCTATTTTCGCGATCGCGAAAACCATCAAAGTGTCCGGTCCCCTACTCTTGGCCATATGCTCACACGAGTCTGGATTGCACAATATAGTTACTGAGCATGACGGAAATAGCTCCACATATGGGGTGTGTCAAATAAAATTAGAAACGGCCACGATGCTAGGGTACAAAGGTAGTTGGTACAATCTGATGATTCCAGAAGTCAACATCAAGTGGGCCGCATATTATGTAAAATATCAGGAATCCCGCTATGGCGATGACTGGTGCAAGATCGTCAGTGCCTACAACAGTGGCTCATTTACAGAGAGCAAAAAAGTACCCGGAAAACCTAGAAATCTGGCCTACGTTCAATTAGTGCGTGGAAAATTAGACGAATCTCTTCAACACAAGCTTTCTTGTGAAGCCGAAGAACAACAAGGAATGGATTTAGAAAAGGAACCATACTAAATGAAAATTTGGTTTACAAGTGATACTCATTTTTCGCATCACAACACACTACGTTATTGTGGTCGTCCATTTTTTACAATTGAGCAATGTGACGCAGTCATCATAAAACGATGGAACGAACTGGTAAAGCCAGAAGATTTTGTCTATCATCTTGGCGATGTGGCAATGCACACGGCTCCTATGAAAAGAATTTTACCACTTTTAAATGGAAAGAAAATTCTCATTATTGGTAATCATGATCTAATGTATCCTTATTTTATCAAAACTCGTGGTCAAAAATTTGTAGATAGGATGACAGAGGAATATAAAAATGCTGGATTTACAGAAATCCATTCAAGTGGATTGGAAATAGGCCAACCTGGTGCGCCGTGGGTAAAAATTAGACTTTCACATTTCCCTACCAAAAATGCTGAAGACAGATATCATAATGATAAACACGATTCTGCCAGACCCATAGATGATGGCAAACTGAATATTTGTGGACATATTCATCAGAACTGGCTAAAACGCGGGAATAATATTAATGTCGGGGTCGATGTTTGGAATTTTACGCCTGTTTCGTTGGAAGATATTGTATACTTATATAACACAGGATTAAAAAATTTAAACAATCCCTATCCGATTAGAACTTTTATTTGGACCAAATACCATACCTTGACGTGGTATTTCAAACGCTTTATTAATCTATTTAAGAGCGATCAAGGGCAAAAAGTGGTAACTGGCCCACGAAATCGAAATTAAGTTTGTAGGTAGCTTTAGTTGCTATGGAATGACTTTCCCTCGTAACCTTAGCGTTGGGAATAAAAAGAATATCTTCTCCAGAAGCGCGATCGTGAATTCTCAACGAAATATAGGGTGATGCAGCCACATCTGTAAATAGCGGTCGCATATTTTTGCCTTGAAGACCACCGCTATTTTTTATTCGAATTCCTTGAACACTACCAGTTACACTAATTCTGTTTAGAGCAATTTCTTGAGCATATGGAGCATCAATACCAAAAATTGCATTTTCTGCATAATCGACAGTAAAACTAATCGATTGAACTTCTTTGTAAATATTATTATTTATATACAAAATAATATTCGGACCTGTTAAAACAACGGATTGTGCCATATTAAACTTTTTTAAAAACATACCCTTTGGTATGTTTTCTTTTTCCATTTACAACCTGGGAAACATTACCCAAACTTAAATTTAAACTTTCTGATGCTTCATTTATTGAATTAAAAATTTTACCGTCATTAACACATAATATTTTAATTTTATGAGGCTGGCTGTCTCTTATTCTATTTTTGTGCAATATGGATTTATTTAACTTTCCCATTTTTTTAACAGATTCTTTCTGTTTTAAAGAATTAAATAACCCTCTCCTAGAGGGTGGTCTTATATTCTTACTTTTAAGAGTAGTAGAAATACGACGGCCTATATCTAAGGCCCTTTTATTACCGTAAATTTCATTGGCATTTTTCCCTACACATCCTGAATTGCCAAGTCCTCCTGGATGTAAATTATAGATACCATTGGGATTGTTTGCTTTTTCAAAAGCTATCCATTTTATTTCTGCAATAGATAGTTCATCTGCAGTTTTACAAGTTTGTATAATTTCTTTTGTAAAATTATCTTTTCCGTATTTTTTTAAAGCATTTTTCATGGCAACACCACTACCGAAGTAGTTGGAACGATTCTTAGAATCTATTCCAATGTAACTTTTTCCATTGATTTTATTTACAGTTCTATATATAATCATATTAATATCTTATATTTTATAATCATTTTAGGCAAGTGATTAAGGAATAGTACTATCGTCTCCCCATACGAACGGATTTTCCGTGTGCGATGTACCCCAGCCACCAAGCCCTATGTCATTTGGATAAAGTATGGTAAATACTATATTTATTCCAGTGGCCGCGACTGAATTAATCAAGTTTTGTGCATATACACGGCCCGCCACTACATCTGTCACAAAAAATTCATAGTCGGTGCCATCAAGAGCCAAACTAACGGGGGCTTTGACAGCTATTAGCGATACCGGAGAACCGTCTGCGTGGGGAGTCTGAATTGTATAGGTTGGACTAATCAAAAGCGTGTTATCGGACGGCCTGGAAATATAGGGCACTGGGCCTTCTTGAGTTTCAGCCCCGTAATCAAATATTAAATAACCCTGTCCATCAGGAAAATCTGTGGAATTGGCAACCTGGACAACTCTTGACATAGTCCCATCAAGATTATGTGTAAGTTTAGTGTTTATGGCGCTCACGGTAAATGGCTGTGCCAAATCATACCCATAGGGTCCTTGTTGGTTTGCCACAGTAGATATGGGATCGCCCATTGGACCGCTTGCTACTATATTTTGTGCGCCAGTGTAAGTTATAGTTAAAGTGATAGTGGAAAGATCCGATTGAATTAGGGCCACGTTTAAACTGTCCACGATTGCTACTAAGCTGGGAATATTATTCACTGCTGCCACAAAATTGGCTGCAGTTTCTTCTGCTGTAGCAGCGATAACGAAGTCTGATCCAGCCACTAGCGTGTTCGCTGAGGTGACAGAAAAACTATCTCCAGTACTTGGATTAGTATTAAAAGTAAAAGTTCCAGTATTTGGATAATGTATATGGGCAGATCCTATACGGTTTCTTCGCACAACCTTAGTGGTCGCGGGAAGAAATATTTGAAGAGTCTGGGAAGTGGTCTGGTAAACAGCTGCATAAATTTGATTACTATTTAATGCCTTTTTGATTGGATCATAAAATAAAATAGCGTCGTCAGTTCCCTGTACGACAATACCAGGGGTGCCCAATGGATTGAGAACATCAAAATAAGAACTTCCAACCACTCCGCCGACTGAATCGATTATGGGATAACTTCCTTCATTAGAAGAGGAAGCAAAGCCACCATCAAATATATTTACATAATTACCAGCTTCCACCTTACCTAGTTGGGGATTGGGTCCGCCAGTCCAGGTGAATCTGACTATGCCGCCACCCTGAAGGGAGAGCGTCCACTGTGTGGCCATATTGCCGCCTGCAGCTACAGGTGATGAAAACTTGAGTTCATTTTGTGCTCTACCGCCCAAAACTGTTACCGATGAAGCCGGACCAATCGTACTACTGATGATTTCTACGAAGTTGCCATTTCCATTATTTTTAGCTATAGCGCTACCACTTAATCCCAAACTACTCATGTATTTGGAAATAGCATCTGCTACTTCCTGTGCTGTTGCGGCTGCAATATTTTCAAAATCAGCAGTAACAAATTCTATAGGAGTAGTTGTATGTTCATCAAAATTAACGATCAAAGTATCGCCGTCTTGAAGATCATATGGTTCAAAAACAGAAGATGAACTGGTAGCACGTACCAACTCATCACCGAAAATAATATCTAGGATATTATTTATTAAATCTCTGACTTGTTTTCTATTTTTAACTTGAATACCAATTTGTCTAAAAACATCATCAGACATACCAACTGCAGCAGGTCTAGTGATGCCAAATTCTGCTAGTCTTTGATCAAGATAGGTTCCAACAGCTGTGGCAATATATAGATTATCATTTACAGCGGCAACACTATTGATTAAGAAGGATGAATTACCAGCAGCCAATGCATTAAGTACTGCATCGACATTTTTACCTTTTATATAAGGAGTAAGATAGGATCTTAGCCTAGCATACTCTTGCGCTTGAGTAGTTACTGGCATATATTAGCTTCCAATTTGCGATACAGAAATATCTGTTGTTGGATCAATAATGATTGCTTTTTCACTTGGGGCCAGAATTATTAGATCATTGTTCACACTATATATAGGACTACTGATTGAAACCGCCAATATACCTGGGATAGCGTTGACAACACTGATAATAGCACTAATTGCAATAGATTCTCCCACAGGGTTAGCATTAATTAGAGAACTAACACTGCTTCTCACCTGATTGACGGTTTGAGCAAATGGCACTCCGGTTGCTAATCGAACATCTATCGCAACCTGAACACGGCGGATTAGTGGTTCACGGATAAAAATATCAGCCCCGGCTGCTCCAACTCCCGGATAAGTGAGAGGATCTCTCGGATCTCCGTAGACGATTCGATTTGCTTCTGCAATTAATCCGGTATTGTAACTGTAACTATCTAGTCCATTTTTAACTAGAGTGTTGTAATCGATCTTATTCAATGAAGTTAATTCCACCGAGGCAGATTGGTTAATTTTTTCATACTGAGCGTTGGTATTAAACGTAACATTATTTTGCGTAGGTGCGCCAGGTTGAGCGGCAACCAAGTACACTTGTTTGTATCCGCTATATGGAACGCCTTCTCGTACGAAAACCGCATTTTCATTTCCGTTTAAACTTACATTTGTAACAGAAGCCAATGTTCCTGTTATGATGGCACTATCTCTGCTTAATACTTGGAAAATCGTATAACTACCAGCATTCGGCAATGTCAACACACTTCCAGTAATAACGAATAGATCCCCAGGGACAGAGGCTTCATATTCATAAAATTGCATTTGTGGTCTATGATCTTGGAGTATGCCGCTCACTACAAATACTGAGGATTGGTTTACTGCGGCAGGATTGATCACTTCTAAAAATGTTACCTGTCCTGGCTGTACTACTGTTACTGAGAACGGAGAGGGCATATTTACGTTAGCAGCAGAATTAGTTTGATTATACCCTACGGTGGTAACAGTTAAAATACTTGCCGAAGAGGTGGCCGTAAAACTAGATCCAACGCCTGCGATGGCTATGGCAGCTTTAGCGGCTACCGTTGCATTACTGTCGCTACTCAAAATACTTACTGGAATTCCTGTCAACCCGACTGGGGCTGGATCTGTGTTTGTTCCTATATTGAACCACACATAGTACTGGGTAATATTGCCAGCATTCCATATTGTAAAATACATGCCAGGAACACTTGGCGTAAATACGTTGCCGGCTGGCATGACAAATTGAGTAACTTGTTGTTGATCAGGACCAGAATCAAGGACCATGAACGCGCCTTGATTTGTCGAAGCAAAATCGATACCAAAAGTAACGATATCACCGATGTTTGCATTGGCGAGAGTAGGATGAGTTCCTATTCCATTCCAGGTTAGCAATTGACTCTTATTGGTAGCATTTATCTTGAAGGACGTAGTGGCATCAAATCCTAAGCTAACTGGATTATAAGGTAAACTAACCTCTTCCTCGACAGCGTTAGAATTTTCGAACCAAATAGCATTGTTATATTCTCTAATAACTCTAAACTTGCCTTGGTTTAGAACATTAAAAGGCGCTGATAAAATAAAGGTGTCACCTTCACTTACACCGCTGGAAGCTGAAAAGTTTCCAGCAACGAAGGCAGATGAGGCTTGAGTTTGTGCGTCTGGATTCAATACTTGAATTATCGTACCATTGTTGGAAACACCAGTAACTAAAAAAGTACCATCATTTGCCGGAACCGACATTCCGGAGACCGTTATGAGATCGCCAATCGAAAGTTCCGTGAAATTTGCATTACCGCTCAAAATTGTGTATTGAGCTTCGTCGGTATTTGCAACCAAAGTCACGCTTACATTGCCGCCAGCAGAATCGTTGAAGCTCAAAGGAGAAACGAAGGTAGGATTTGCTCCAATATTGGGATTCCAACTTAGACAGACAAGAGATCCTTGTTTTTCAATTCTAAAAGTATCTCCCTGGGATCTGATATTATTTCTTGGTTTACCAAAATAACGCTGTGTTAATGTTCTTCCTGATAATTGAACAGTAGTTTGCCCAACAATGGGGTCATTGCTCAACAAACTGACGCTAGTATTAGAGGAAAGAAAAGCATCCTTGTTTTGGGCCGTTGTAGCTTGCAATCGGAACCACTGATCGCTCAATATGCCTTGGGAAGCAACGTTATTCGCAGCAATTTGCATAAACGTATTGTCGAGCCGTGATGCCGAGTCAAGAACGGGAACTTCAAATTGATTAGCCAAACCACCAACAATTTGTATAGCGCCAGCACTACCGACGGTATCGGTAGCCAATTCTAATCGAGTTCCTCTGTCAACCAAATCAACTGTTCCAGCCGTAGTAAAGCCGGTAACGGCCAATACAGACAATAATTGTTGAACTTGCAGCATGGTTGTTGGAATCAACTTAATAGATTCATTGTCAGTTGTATTTGAATTATTAAAAGTATACCAAGCATTGGCAGGGCCATCAGACGGATAAGTCAATGGAGTTTTGAATACAAACTGTGGCGTGCCTGTATTTATGATCGTAAAACCAGTAGTAGCGGCAGTTGCTGTTGCTGGAAGGGATATGACGATGTTAGAACCTGAAATACTTGTAACGGTACTGCCACCAGTAATGCCTGGGCCAGATACAGAGGCGCCAATTCTAACATTTGATATTGGATAAACATCAACCAAAATATTACTTCCAGTATTGGTGCTACCGTCAGCTATTACCGTATTATTGCTTAAATTGCTATAGGCAATCCAATTTATTCCATCTTCTAAGTAGACACTTTGATATGTAAATCCACTATCTTCGTATGTACTCAAGCCTATGATGCCAGCCCCTGATGTTCCGCCATCATTTACTAGAGTGGCCGTGATGTATTGTGCTAAATTTGCAGCTACATAGGCTTGAACTTGTGCCGCAGTTGTAGGGCTAGCTAAATAAAAAGACATTGCTCCATTAACGAGAGTTTGAACATTGGACTGAGCCACAGCCTGTCCGGTTGGAGTTTGCACTGTAAAACTAGTAGGAGTTGGAGCAAATCCTGATTGAGTCGATAATCTAAAAACACCAGTGTTTGCTGGGTTAAATCCAGATCGAGTACTGATACTTACATATTCTCCACCAGAAAGACTTAGGGCCGGGTTCGTACCGGTGCCATTCCAAGTGTATGTAACTTGATCTGTTCCTGCAGCTGGAGTGTTAGAGGTTATAGTTACATTCCATTGAGTAGTTGAATCTATGGAGGTAGTAATTGGATTTCCACTAGCTAATGAGATTCTAATATCTACCGTCGAACCCACAGCTACTGTGCTATCGATTGCATTATTTGCAGATGATGGATATACGTAACCTACATTTATGTATTGACCACTACGTCCCCATGGAACAGATCTATAAAGTATAGCAGTTTGCGATGGAGCAGGTTTTAAGACTCTCTTAGCTTGCATCAATACTTTATAATTTGCGAAACTAAAGGTAGCGCCAAATGCAGATACGAAGTTTGCCGTAGCGCCAGAATCAACGTCATATGCATTGAAATTACTAGAATTAACGGACAAAGACTTATTGGGGACTGCGTCTCTATAGAAAGGTAATGTAAACGTTTCCGCGCTCGGATTGTTATCAACTACTGCAATAGCGGTATCTTGATTACCGAAATCTAATGGGCTTGCAATAAAAAATCTATCAACAGAGGGACCGCGAAAACGACGCATGTCGGACTCATTTACGATATTGATCGTAGTGCCGGAGATAGAACTTTCTTGAACATATTCACCATAGGGTTGAGCATCACGGATAGCACCATATGGATGTAGAATAGAAATCAGCTCGTTGGGATCTCTGCTTGAAAAATCTATGCTTGAGACAAAAGAAGTAATAAAACTGTCAATAGGATTAGCAGACGTTCCAGAAGCAAACATTGCCTGTACGAATAAGGGGAATTGATCTTCTTTGTACTGGCTATCATAATAAGCAATCAAAGAAGTCTGACTGACAGAAGAACTACCGTTGGTAAAGCTCAAAAGAGAACCCTGTGAATCAGAGGTAACTATTAAAAGTGCACCAGTGGTATCTTTTGTTACAGTGCTTACAATTAAAAATTCTTCATTTAGAACACTGAACACTAAGCTGGGTGTTTGTGGTTGCAAGGTTTGTACTAAAGCATCTAAAGTGTAAGTGCCTGCGGCGATCTTAAATTTCTGAGGTGCCAAAGTACTTCTGAGTACAACGAATCCTGCAGAAAACAATACGTTTGACTGGGGAACAACGGCAGCCCATTCGGCCGATGTTATTAACACGTCTAAGGTTGTATTGGTTACCGCGTAAACACGCCCCTCAATTCGATTATTTGCATTCAATTCATTTGACCAAACAATAAGGTAATCTCCAACCAACACGTTGGAAAATGCCATTGCTACAGTGGACGTATATCTAATAATATTAGTGGCAGGAGTGGAAACGGTCAATAGAGTGTTTCCAATTACTCCAGTCGGAATGATAGTTCCAGGATTGTCTATCAAAATCCATACATGTCCATCCGTGGTGAGAGTAACAGCGCTTGCCGGTATTTCAGCACTTTCAATTCTTGCTTGCGTATTAAGACTGCCAGCACTTAGCTGATCACCAGAAACAAGAGGTACAACTAATTCAAATTGGGCAGTATTGCGATCTAAAGTAAAATCTGATGCTTGACCAGTACTCGATAGGCCGATAGATGAGCTAAACATGCCATCCGTAAGTAGAGTAGATGAGGAACCTATGACAACGGAGGCTCTATTTTGAGCGCCGAGATTACTGGTAATTTCAATTTGGGTGCCAACTATAGATGCTGTGACGCCAGTTAATTTGGTGTTAAATACTTCGACCCAAGATGCAAGGGAATTGGATGAAGATACGCTGGTATAAAGTCCAGTAGCAATAAAGTCAGAATCGAGAAAAGTATAAGTTATTGGTGCTGTACCATCAACACTCAAAACCAGGGTTGCTCCGTTAGCGATTAGAGCAGACCAAAACTGTTGATCTTGAGTAAGAACGAAGGCTGGATTTCCATCCTTGCTCAGCGGAATATTATTTTTATAAAGTCTTAGTGTCTGAACTTGACTGGAAGGCAAGCCCAATTGAACTGAGGCGTCTCGACCCGTAGTAGTTGGGGTAGTAGTTTGGAGAGAATCAAAACTTTCTGCTTTAGCTCTCAAAACGACATAAATGCCGCCACCGCTTGTTACCGCTTCGAATCCGAGAGAAGTGTCTGCGTTTATACTTGCAGTTACTTCGTAAGCTGTTGCGCCTCCTGGACTCAGGAAATCAGAGGTTGCAAAAACGTGCTGATAAGTTGTATTTCCAACAACTATAGCAAGCGTATCGCCACCGATGAGGTCGAATGGGGCCGAAAGGGTAGATAATAGGAATGCTTTTGCGACCGGAGCTTGTGTGCCGCCAGTGACTAGTTGGAAAAATTGTTCACCGCCTAGGGCACTATCGACAATAGATTCGATACCAACCCCTTGCGTAGTGGCTTCATAGCCAGTGCCGTCATCAATGTATAGAGTAGCGCTAGAAGTCGTAGATAAAATAGAGGCACTAACTATGGTATCTTGACCACCATTTGGTACTGTTGCTGAAGCCCCAATGACTGCATTTTCAACTGCAGTGGCAGTTCCCAGCCCTATAGAAGCCAGCTGACTTTTGATTCGAACTCTTAATTGTTCGTCAGTTTCGCTATCTGCTCCGTTAGTTAAAGGAAGAGGGTTGTTTACTGTGGCACCAGAAAAAGGGGGCGTAGCAAATTGCTTAATTGCACCAATGGGTACGTTTCCGGCTGATCCTGGGATGAGGGCGCTGATAGGTACATTGTCCACTTCAGTTTCACCATCCAAAATGATAGCTTGAGCTGTAGTGCCGTATTGAATATTGGTAGTTGCTCCCACCGAAGGAGAAATAACGATAGTATTAGCAGGAACCGTACGATTCCCGCCTTGAGCTAAAATTATGCTCTCCCCTACGTTATGGTATTTTGTGGTAGGAACCGCTAGATTGATAACATAAAAGCCTCCAGGAGATCCGGGAGGTGTTATGGAGCTGTAAGGGATGGGACCTTCAATGTCAGGTGTGCCACGACCAATGTAGATCGAACCGGTGGCGGGGAAAAGGGACGCATCGCTAGCATTGATACTTGTAGACCCTATATTTGGAGAATTGAGACCAGCGTAAATTTTTGTAGCAATTTTAGTAAAACTTGTATCAATAACACTTACATAGCCAGTTGCTGGGCTGGCAGTTACGGGAATTACACCATCTTCTATGGCAAGCCTTTGAAGTGCATCTCCGGTAGCTCGATCAACGCTAAAGTCTCGTAATATTTGAAAAACATCGCCAGATGAACGGGCAGTTGTAAGGGCAACTACTTCAAAAAATGAAGTTACTGCGCTACCGACGTTAAAATCGTCAATTCCAAGCGAAGCCGCATAAGAAGACAGCATGTTTGCCAGGATCTGGTCATATGAGAGGGGCTGAGGTAAATCTGCCATATAATCTTTATATCATCCTATTGTTATCTTTAAAGATTGTCCTGTGGCATTGTATCTGATTTTCTAATATTATCAATAGCCCAAAGGGGCTGTAAATTAGTGTAATGACAGAGTTTTTCAAGTTCTTCTTGCGTTTTAGCTGACGCCAATGGAATAATATGATCAACATGCCAACCAGACAAGCTATGGTTATTCCACGACATTCCTGGTTGAAATTGAGATTCTAGGTACTGTTTAAGAAATTCCACCGTACATCCTAAAAGTTCTAAAGTTTTTTTACTTTTGGAAACTCCTATAATCTGCAAAGCATGATAAAGCCTAATACTAAGTCTTTCTCTCAAATTAAAGAGTGGATCTTCCCGTCGACGTTTTTTATTGCGTTCGTTTCTTTTCACTCTATTATTCTTCGACCACAGTTTATGTTTTTGGCTTATAGATTCTATATTTGCCAATCTCCAAGATCTATTGCCTTCTTTTTTGCGTTCTGGATTTCCTAGTCTCCACATTTTGCTCTTTTGTGCATTATATTTAGGATGTGTATCTTTCCAGATTTTGTTTATCTCCAAATTACAAATTTTACATTGATGTCCATGACCGTCTTTCTTAGATTTGTCCTTATAAAATTCTGTAAATTCTTTAGATTGTTTGCATTTTGAACAAATTTTCATATCTTACGTATTATATCACGTAGTTAATTGAAAACTAAGAGGAAAAACGCCTTGATTACCAGCCATAACTACGGCGACATTGATTGTAAGAATAGGCCCATTTAGTTGTATCTGGAGGCTTGCCACCCCAGAAAATCTTGGATCGTCTTGGATCATCTTATTCACAGAGTTGTAAATGGACTGTATGTCCGTATCTGCACTCGATGTTCCAGGACGAACATTGAGACCAAATTCTGGGTGTAATAGAGATTTCCCTTTTTCAGTACCAAATTTGATCTTAAGTGCTTGCATTATATTGGTTATTCCATAACTAAAACGAAAATCACCGTAATTATTGACCGCTAAGTCCCCGGAATCTGTCAATAGAAGATCTACCTTACTTAATCCGGTCAAAGGATCAGAAGTGGTCGCAGGTGGGGGCGTAATGTCCGGAGAGGTAGGAAGAGGTAACGAACTAGGAATAAAAATCTTTTGCTGAGAATTTACTGTTCCGGGCAAGTATACTTGTAAATAGGCCAAATCCACGATCTTAAAATTATCCAAATTTGCAAGGCCGTCTAAAGTGATCAAAAAATCTGTATCAGAAAGAGAAGTGATGCCCAAAATAGTTCTAGCAGATGGAATTTGAGTGGCACTCATTATTGTAACTGTTTGGCCAATATATAGATTGTCAATATCATCTACAGTAACTTGTCTACCAATTGCATTGGATAGAAGTGATAGTTGAAAACCATTTTCATCTATATAGGGATCTCTGAGATTGTTTAGGGTGGCTATTTCTATCCATCTTTGTGGATCTTGGAGATATCTAGCAGAAATACCTTCAATTGTTAATCCAAATGGAACTGGGGCTAATATTTTACTCGTAGGAACAGTGAACGGAATACCAGACAAATCTGCCAGCCCAGCAACATAGTTCATGTTATTCGGAAATTGATTATCATCAATTTGATTGGTTGAAGTCAAGATATCGTAGGCCTGTATAGAATCGTACAAACTTTTCAAAATATCATATTCATCTAATTGCATTGGCAAAATTCTAGGTGTGGGTGCGGGTCTTCCGTAAACCTCATCATAGTATGCGCTTCCAGCACCAAAGCTGTTGGAGAGTTGCAGGGCCAATGTTAGAATTGTGCCTCTAAAAACCTTTAAATCAGCCACAGTTAATTGGCTGGCCGATGCAATTATGCTGTTCACTTCTGCCTGTTGCG